AATCGTTCTCTCCAATGCCGCGATCTGTTATTATAATATTGTTGCATATAAGTAACCAATATAAAAAAATGGTGCGACATCAAAGTAAATGATCGAACCCGAAGAGCGAGCGCTCACGACTCTTTATAATCTAGACAGCTACGTGTTACCGCACGTGACAAACGTCCACTGTCCTGATATCGCGATGCGGCACTGCTGGGAACAGGTCAATTTTCATCTCTCTCGGGCACGGGAGTATCTGGAAGGGGTCGTTTTAAACCCGCGGATACACTTTGATGATGATGCTGAATTTTATCGAATGCTCGCGAGAGCTCTTCCTTTTCTGATATTAAGTCAATCGTTGTCACCTCAGGCGTCCGACCAGACTCAGGAGGAAAGTTCACCAGCTTCGCCAACTTCAGACCAGTCAGATTCAGATAATTACGTGCCTGCAACTCCTCCTTAGGTCCGAGCTTTTTGACGGTCTTGAATTCCAGAATCATCGACTGCTCGACTATAATATCCGCGCGAAGGTCGCCGACCACGTGCTCCCTGTATGGGACGTTGATGTGTCGCTCTGTCTCGTATCGAAGACCCTCGTCTCGTAAGTATACTTCAGCCGCATTGTGGTACACACGCTCGGAGTAACCGGCACCCAATTCGCCGTATATGTCCGCCGCCATGGCGTCTACGTCGAGTCGAGCCGCCATTTTTTTTGTGATTAATTAGTATCGTTTCCCTAGGATTAAAATAAAGGATGAGCTCGTTGAAGAAGTACGACGTTCAAATTCCACCGAGAGTGATTGATAAACTGAAACGCATTTCCAACCTCTCGGGAAAAAGACGCTGGGAATACGCGGGAAGAATCGTGGTCAAGGATAAATTTAAATTCGAAGATCCTATTTTTGTAACTTCCAAAAATAGAAGTCAAGTTAAATACAACACGGTGACGAAACTTTGGCCGTCGCCGATATGCTTTCACACTCATCCGTGTAAATCTCATTCCAGCGGTGTCTTCTGCACTTTACCGAGCAAGCATGATTTCGAGGTTTTCATATACAACTTCCCCCTGATACAGTCTAACATCATATGCGACGGGCACGGGTACTACGTGATAAACGTGTTAGCGTCCGCGGAAGGGGGGTACTGCGCCATTCCACGAGCTGTAGAATTGGTGATGAAGAAATTTCGAACTCGAGAGGATTTGCAAGCCATGTTATCCCCCCACGAGGGTCTGGAGTATTTCGAATCTCAACTCGACACGTGGAAAGAAATTATCGATGATCTGAACACCCAACTGACCCGGATCTTCGGTATCAGCATCAGGTACTACGCATACGAGGAGGATGAACCGCCGGTGATCACTCTGCTCGATGTATAGGTGAGACTTACTTCATAATGATACCATAGAATCCAGAACGAATTGGTTCACCTGTTTTTATATCATATACTATTGTTATTTCGTGATTTATGTCTCGATACATGCGCATATTTGTCAATACATGGTGTATCAAATGTGTGTGATATCCAAACTTTATGAGAAACCATAAAAAATCTTCAACCGTTATACCTAGGTATTGAATAAAAAACTGGTCATTGAATTTATTATGGACACAAATATGTTTGCATTTATATTGAGTTTGGTATGAAGAAAACTTATCAACGTTTTTACCAAAACCTATTTTTCTCATGTAGTCTCCGAAATGTTCTTTAAATCTCCGAGTTCCATCTAATACAAAAATACTTTCCGGTTCATCTTCATTTTTGTATCCATGACCAAAAAATGGATAATCCATTCCATTGTCGCAAGTGTAGTTGTGATCTTCATCTCCTATGACATTTGACGTGTCATATACATCCGTAGATGTGATGACGATACCTCTATCTTTGAGTAATGAAGACATTTTTGAAGAATCTTTGATATCGTATTGATACTTGTATACTTCCCATCTCATATTATCACCTTGCTTCTTACACCCCCACACACTCCTATCGGGAAATGCGTTTAATTTCTGTACTATATCACTCCTATACTTTGCACCATTCAATGACTCATACAAAAGCCTCGACGAGGGTAAAGCATTTTTTAATTCCCTGTCAAAATGGAATACGTTGTATTCAACTTTATAGGGTTTGGTTTTTGCCCATCTTGGAACTACCTCGTATGGGTGAAGATACGACGAATTATGGGGAGGGTAGAGTGTTATATACTTTTTACCTTTTAGAACTGATAATATTCCAGCTTTGTCGTCGTAATGTAGACCCGTATCATGCTTACCAGCTGCAATCCATAGGTTCACATCAACATCTACGTCTTTGAAATACGTTGGTTTCGAAATGTCATCTTTCACATGATCTAGTAACGGGATATTAAACTTTTCTTTAGTATTCCCATACCCGGGTAACGTTATGACATAGTTATTGTCCCTGTTTATATTCATTGTACCTGGAGTCGTTTTATTATTTGAACCGTCCCAAACCATCACAGAATTATTGTAATTTGAAATTTTTTCAATTATTACATCTTTATTTTCTATGTGATCACGTAATACTTGTGGTTCATTAAAGGCATTGTAATCATCCAAGCACCAAAAGTTTACAGCGATGGACTTTTCACTTCTAATCCAATGCCACCAGTTGGGTGGTATGTATAAGGATTCACCTTCATTTAGAACGATGTGTTTCGGAGTTGTCAATAATAATTCCGGGTACACGAAAAAGTTTTTGTTATTAATCTTACTGAAGTGTGCAAAAAAGAAACTATCATCTAAATGTCTTTCACTGTTACTGTTCTGCAACACTCTGTAAAAGTAGAGTGACAACAACAATAACAACAATACAAGTCTCATTTAGAATTGTGTATAAATTATTTTGTACTAATTTCCTTCACCTATTGTGGGGTGATCACTCTGCTCGATGTATAGCGTCCTCCAGTTCGTCGACCTCCCACCACGCCACGTGGCACTCGTTGGACTTTTCACCTTTGGACGCGCAGATCTCTTGGGCTTCTTGTATGGCTTCTTTGAACCGTAAACGAAGCCTGTCGTTCCTATGTTTTTTCGACGTGGTCTGGATGAACCCCGAATCGCACCGTTTATATATATCCTTCAACACGTTCTGTCGAGTCTTTATCAGTCTATGCTTGTAAGGGTCTGGGATACGGTTCATTTTATATATGCCTATATTTTATGGTGGTATTAAAGACAAGTGGCGTTCATGATACAGTGTAATGTCTTCTTACGACGTCGAACCCTGCAACTTCAAGTACCGCGTCTCTTCCCTCGCGAAGGTTGTCGACGGAGACACGATCGACGTGAACATTGACCTAGGGTTTGATGTCTCCACCCAGCAGAGAGTGCGACTATTGGGTATCGATACCCCCGAGAGCCGCACCAGTGATAAGGAGGAGAAGAAGTTCGGCCTCCTTTCCAAGCAGAAGCTAAAGGGGTGGTGCATGAAGGCTGTCGCCAGTGAGAAGGACGATATCGAGATCGAGCTCAGGTGCCCCGAGGCAGATTCGCGAGGGAAATTCGGACGCGTCCTCGCAGAGGTCTGGGTCTGCGAGGACGACGTTTGGACGAACGTCAATAAGTGGATGTGTGATAACTTCTACGCGGTTCCATACGCGGCTCAAAACAAATCTGAAGTCGAATCGCTTCACCTCATTAACCGGGAGAAGGTCAAACATGAGCTTGCCTAATCCATAAATTACAAATCCATTTCTCCCCTGCCTTTACAGGTTTCCCACCGTGTAAAGCCAGTTCAGTATCTAATCCGAGATTGTCGAGCGTGTTGAAGAACAGCGCGTCGCCGGCGTGGAGCTTGAACGACCGACCGATGTTAGGAAACTCAGTTTCACCACCTTCGAACGAGTCGGTCAGTGCGAATATAAACGTATACGCTCTCTTGTTTTTGTCGCCTACGAGGACATCTTGGTGAGGTTTGTAGTGTCCACCCTCGCCGTACCGAAGGACCTGTAGTTGTTCGCAGTGGTCGACGGTTTTATTTACACGCGAGACGCACCGTTCCATCAGGGATCGGACGATCGGATCCTCTTTCGGGAGCCAGGCGGTCTGACTGTACCTGACGTCTTTGTCGACCGTTCCGTCTAAATCGACGAGTGAATCAGACAGCTTGTCACCGGCCTGTTTCATGATATGCGCGCGTTCCTCGGGGGTGATGAAATTCCGGAGGACCGTGGGCGTCGGGTACCTCGGGACCAGGCATAGGATCAACACGATCAGTAGTGCCACGAGGAACATCTTACTGTATTCATACATTAATATTTTTCGGTAATTTGCAGTTGTACCTTTTCCGAATATCACCCATGACCTCATTGGAGTAATCTAAAATACCATCCAAGACCGTGACGAAATGGTCTTGGCGATCGGGTTCGAGGATGTACTGGCGCAGGACGTCGCCGCCGGTGTGCACGATCATCTCGTAGATGTCGTTTATATCCCTGACTTTATCGGTGAACTTCTCCTGTTTCTGGAGTATAGATTTGAAATCAACTTCGGATATGTCACCGAGCATGTATCCGATGCGGGGATTCATGGTGTCCGCCGGTCGTGTGTCGAGGAAGGTGTTCACCCTTTCAATTTCGTAAATCACGATCGCGTGTTGGAGTATCGGGGACGAGGCTTTCGAGACCCTGAGTTCACGAAAGGTCGGTATACCACCGCAAGGTATGTCTCCGTGTTCCCTGCTCGAGTGTATTTTCTTCTTGTACTGAATGAAGTGCGGGTTATGAATTCGACCCCGTTCTATCTCCCCCGTCTTCCAACTGAACGCGCAGTGACAATTGGTGCACCACATCTGGGCACACCCGTCCGTTTTGTGAATGACGTATCCACACTTAGGACAGGGTTTCGAGTCTCCCCTGATGAGTTCCATGGTTTTCACCGTGTCGGGGTTGCACACGTGGCCCTCGGTCTTGAGGTCGTAGCACTTATCACAGAAGTGATTTTCGCACAGACCGCAGTACCAATTCTCGGAGAGGAAACCCTTACAATCCTCCGTAGGGCACTTGTGCACGAATTTTCTGGGCTCCACAGAGGTTTCCGATCGAATACCGTCACGCAGGCGCTCCAGGTTTCGGTACACGGTCTCCATCGCCCGGTAGATTATCGTCATCTCCGGGTTGCTGACGATGTCCCGACCCGATCGCTGCAGCTCCCCGTGTAACTCCACGAGCCTCTGTTTATGACTCCG